GCGGTGATCGACGCGCAGGCTGACGGCATCGGGATCGGCTAGCGCACATGCAGACCGTCGCCGAAGTCGTCGCAGACGTCGAGCCGACCTCACGCCGGCAGATCACCCGCGTCGTCCATGAAGCCGTGCTGACCATGCGCTTTCAGATGGCGCGGGAGCGGCCCAAGCCCGGCCGTGCGGCCTGGCCCGAGTACGTTTACGAGCGCGACGACCATGGCGACCGGCCTGCCATCGAAGAACTGCGCGCCCTCGTGCTGCCGTTCCAGCCGACGTCGCGACACTTCGACCGCATGGACTGGGTCTATCTCGACTGCTTCGGCAAGTGGCCCAACCCGCGCAGCGGCAGGAACGGGCTGGAGCGCTGGCAATGGCTCATGTTGGAGCTGCGCGCATGGCAGACCATCAGCGGCTTGCGCGGCGGCTGGCGGTCCATCGCCGAGGCGATCCGCTCGCGGCCGAACATGCCGCGTTTCAGCCACGAGTGGGCGCGCATCGAGCACGAGCGGCTGATCGACGTGGCGGTCGCGTTGGCGCGGAAAGAGGGGCGTGTGTGATGGTTCGTGTATGGCTTGCCCTCGCATCCCTCGCCGCGTCCGTCGCCCTCGCATGGGTCGCCATGTGGGGCCTTGCCCTCGCGGGATGGATGCCAAACGGGACGCCGGCAGAGTTCGCGACCGTGTGGGCCGTGGCGCTCATGTCCATCGCGGTTGGCGCGTCCGCTCTGGCGTGTCTCGTGCTCGCGGTCTGGCTGCTGGTGGAGCCGGTCACGCGCCTGTGCGACAAAATAACCGCCCGCCTGAGTTGACAAGGTTGACAAATTCGCCCCTTTTCGTCGCCATAGTGGGGACACGCGCCCCGCAGCGAACCCCGCCCCGCAAAGGCGGGGTTTTTCGTTGGCTGGGGAGCCTCCCGTGAGATCAGCAGCAAAGGCGGTTCAGGCCGCGCCCGCAAAGGCGCAGCCCGGCAAACCAGCGCCCAATGTCGACACCCCCGAGGGCGAATTGAAGCTCCGTCGTGCGTGGTTCGGTATCGTCACCCGCCGCTGCGACCGATCTGAGGAAGGCTTCGTGAAAGCCATCCGCGCCGCTATGACCGACCTCGCTGCCGTCCAGTGGAACAGCCCGGCGGACATGTGCGACGGCCTGGCCGAGCGCATCCGCAAGGAACTGAACGGCCCGCGCGACAGCATCGAGGTCCAGTGGGTCGGTGGGCGCCGGTCGGCCAACGCGACCCGCTTCGTCATCCGCACGGTCTGGAACCTGCGCGAAGACGTCGAGAACGTCATGTCATTCGCGCTGTTTGCGCCGCAGAAGTAGGGACTGAAGATGGCCCGACCTAAGAAGGGCGAGGGGCACCCGCGCAACGACCTGCGCGAAAAGATCAAGCTCATGGTCTCCATCGGACTGCCGAAGGAGCAGATTGCGGGCGTGCTCAAGATGAGCACGGAGACGCTTTACGCCAAGTATCAGGACGAAATGGACTACGGAGCGGCGGCTGCGAACACCGTCGTCGGTGGAAAGATTTTCGAGGCCGCCCGGCGCGGCGAGCAATGGGCCTGCACCTTGTGGGCCGTGCGCCGCATGGGGTGGAAGGAAACCAACACACAGGAACTGACTGGCAAGGATGGCGGTGCAATCGAGGTCGCAGACGCGGGGGCGGGGAAACGCCTCCTCGACGAGCTGGCCCGTCTTAAATCCGCAGGAACAGCTTCGCCTTCAGTGGCTGCAGACGGCGCGTCAAAACCAGATCCCGCCTAAAGGTGACTGGTCAAACTGGTTCCTGCAAGCCGGTCGCGGCTTCGGCAAGACCCGCACCGGCGCCGAGTGGCTTGCGTGGGAGATGGAGATACAGCCCGGCACGCGCTGGGCCATCGTGGCGCCGACCTACGCGGACGCGCGCGACACATGCGTCGAGGGCGAGAGCGGCTTGCTGCGATGCCTGGCGCACGAAAGCATTGACGACTGGAAGCGGTCGCTCGGCGAGTTGATCTTGAAGAACGGATCGCGCGCCAAGCTGTTCGCGGCCGAGGAGCCAGACCGGCTAAGGGGCCCGCAACACCACGGCGCGTGGTGTGATGAGCTTTCAAGCTGGCGCTATGACGATGCGTGGGACCAGCTGCTGTTCGGCCTGCGCTTGGGCGATCACCCGCGCGTGCTGGTGTCGACCACGCCGAAGCCCAACCCGCTGACGCGCCGCCTGCTGATGGACCCGCGAACGGTCATCACGCGCGGGTCAACCTTCGACAACGCGAGCAACCTTGCGACGTCGGCGCTTGAAACGCTCAAGGCGAAATACGAAGGCACGCGCCTCGGCCGCCAAGAGCTTTACGCCGAGATGCTGGACGACGTGCCCGGCGCACTATGGACGCGCGGGGCCATCGAAAAGGCGCGTTGGGACCAGACCAAGCCCCTGCCGGCCATGCGCCGGGTCGTGATCGGCGTCGACCCCTCCGGGTCGGATGGCGAGACGGGCGACAGTCAGGGCATCATCGCGGCGGGGCTCGGCAAGGATGGCCGCGGCTACGTCATCGAAGACGGATCACTTCGCGCCGGGCCTGACGAGTGGGCCAAGCGCGTGAAGAAGCTTTACGACGACCACGGCGCCGACCGTATCGTGGCCGAACGCAACTTCGGCGGCGAGATGGTCCGCCGCGTCATTCAGACGGTCGGCCGCAATCTGCCGGTGACGCTGGTCACGGCATCGCGCGGCAAGGCGATCAGGGCCGAGCCGGTGGCCGCCCTCTATGAACAGGGCAAGGTGAGCCACCTTCGCCCGCTGCCAGACCTAGAAGATCAGATGGTCAACATGACCAGCGATGGCTTTGTCGGGATGGGCTCGCCCGACCGGCTGGACGCGCTCGTCTGGGCCATGACCGAGCTAATGCTTGCGGGCACTGACGCCCGCACAGTAAACATAAGGATTGCCGGTTGAGCGTCGAGGCGAAGCACAAGGCCTATGCCACGGCGGCGCCCGCCTGGCTAAAGGTCCGTGACTTTGTCGCGGGCGGTGAACGGGTCAAGAAATACATCAAGACCTTGCCGGGGCACGACACCGACACGGTCACCGCGTTCAAGGATCGCACCTACTACCTGCCGGCCATTGCCCGCAGCGTCGACGCCTTTGTTGGCCTGATCATGAACCCCGAGCCGGTGGTGCAGGCCCCGGAAGCGCTGACCGAGTATCTGGACGATGTGAGCTTCGACGGCGAGCCCGCCAAGCGGATGATTGGCCGCACGGTTCGCGAAGTGACCGAGATCGGCCGCTGTGCGGTGATCGTCGATTACCCGCAAGCGCCCAACGCGCAGGAACTATCCGTCGCAGACGCCGAGGCCGCAGGGCTTCGCGCCTATGCCCGCTTTTATCGGGGCGAAGACGTGCTTGACTGGCGCGTGACCCAGCGGGGCGGCGAGCGTGTGCTGTCGTTCCTGAAGCTGCGCGAGACAATCGACAAAGTATCAGCCACCGACGAGTGGGTGATCACCGAAGTCGAACAGATCCGCGTGCTGGACCTCGTCGAGGGCAAATATCGCCAGCGCCTTTACCAGAAGGGCGAGGTCGACGTTAGGGAGGGAGGCGGGACGGTCAGAAAAGAGACTTTGATCAAAGTAGGCGAAGATATCTTCCCGCAGGCGAACGGCGCCGCGCTCGAGGAAATCCCGGCCGTTGTGTTCGGGCCTGACAGCCTCGATGTGACCGAGGTCGCTGTGCCGCCCGTGCTCGAAATGGTCGAGGTGTCGTCCGCGTGGCTGAACAACTCGGCGCTGATGGAATGGACGCTGATGTGGGTGTCGAACCCGACGCCCGTCTTCATCAACCTGATGCTGCCCGAGGGCGAGAGCGTCAAGCTAGGCTCTAGCCAAGGTATCAGCCTCAACGAGGGCGGCGACGCCAAGTTCCTCGCCCTTGGGGCGGATGGCGTCGGCGCACTGCGCCAGGCCATGGAAGACAAGCGCCGCGACATGGCGGCAGTCGGCGCCCGCCTGCTGTCAGACGAGACAACTGCGCAGATCAGCCGTGACACGGCGATCATCCAGCGCGCCGGCGAGCATAGCGTGCTGGCCAACATCGCCACCACGGTCGGCGATGGCTGGAAGCGCGTGCTGGGCTATCTCGGCATGTGGGCGAAGGCCGAGGGCGATATCAGCGTCACGCTCAATACCGACTTCGTGCCGCAGGGCATGACCTCGGGCGAACTGTCCGAAATGATCGCCGCGGTCCAAGCCGGCCAGTTGTCGTCGCGCGACCTGTTCGCCCTGCTTCAGAAGCGCGGCGTCATCCGGCCCGACAAGTCTTACGATGAGCATCAGGACGAACTCGACGAGGATGGCCAGCGGTTGCTTGACGCGCCGCTACCGGGCGACCCGGCGAACGATCAGGCCCAAGACCCGGCGACCCCGGACCAGACACAGGATGAGGCAGCATGACGCCCGAGCAGGAAGGCATTAAACGCCACCGCGAATTGATCGCCCTTCTAAAGGCGCAACTTGCTCGCGAGGGCGAGATTTCGCGCCAGCGCATCGAGAAGGTGAAGGCCGAGGAACGCCAGCGGCTGACGCTGCTCTATTCGCGGGCGCGCATCAGTTCGCAGGCCAGCGCCGAGCGCAACCTGCCGCCCGGCTATACCAGGAACTCGGACACCATGATCCCCGAGTTCTCGGGAGGCGGTTACTAACCCATGCCCGCCGACGGCCGCGCCCTGTTCGACGACGCGGTCAAGCGCCGGATCGCGCTGGAGCGCTATTCCACGGCGCAGGCCAAGACCGCGCTCAAGTTCCTGAAGGAGCTGGAGGCCGACCTGATCGGCCGCCTCGCCATCCTGCGCACGGATGCGGTGTCGCGCTCGGGCCGGATCCGACTGAAGGCGCAGGAAGACCTGCTTGCCTCCATCAAGGACGTCAGCGCCGAGATTTACGACCGCCTGCAGGTGAGCCTGCGCAAAGGGATGACCAACCTCGCCGGCGCCGAGCATGGCCGGGCACAGGACGCGCTTGCATCCGCCGCAGGTGACGCGGGCCTGAACATCACGACGCAGCGCCTGACGGGCACGGCCGCATTTGAGATCGCGGCGGCAAAGCCCATGCAGGGCGCGCTGCTGAAAGACTGGCTCGCCGATCTGGAGCCCCGCCACCGCGACCGCATCGAGCGGGCGTTGCGCATCAGCTTCGCCGAGGGCGAGAGCCTAGAGACGGCAGCGCGGCGCCTCAAAGACGTCGGCCTGCAGAACGGGCGGGGCCTTGAAGCCCTGATCCGCACGAGCAACGCGCACATCGCGGCGCAGGTTGACCAGGCGGTGACGGACGCCAACGCGGACCTGATCGAGGAACTGGAGTGGGTGTCGGTTCTCGACGCCCGCACAACGGACATTTGTCGCTCGCGGTCGGGCAAGGTTTACCCGATAGACAGCGGGCCGCGCCCGCCGGCGCACATCGGCTGTCGCTCCACCATGGTCAAGCGCCTGAAGGGCGTCGATCCGCTGCCGCGCGAGACTTACGCCCAGTGGCTGAAGCGTCAGGACGCGGCGACGCAGGATGACATTCTGGGCCCCGCACGGGGCAAGCTGTTCCGGTCGGGTAAGATGACCGTGGACAGGTTCGTCGACATGAAGGGCAAGCGGATCCCGCTGGCTGATTTGAAGGGGTAGGGAGATGGCTAAATATTCGCCACAGGTGCGGGCGCAGGCCAAGGCTCTTGAAGACAATTTGGTTCGCTTCAAAAAGCAGCAGGAAGCCGACTATGACGCTCTCGTGGCGCGCTTCATGGCCCGGTCAAAAATCGAAACTGCAAACTATCAGCAAGCCCTTTCGCACCTTGGCATAAAAAACTGGAATGATGCTCAAGACGCTGGCGTTCGGTGGGAAGTTTCAGGGTTTTCAGCGATCAAGCTGAGTTTGCAATAAAGCTTCGCGCATCCCGCGCGTAGGCGGCCTGGCTGTGCCGGGCTGCAGTGGCGCCTGCCTGTGGCGGGCCTGACGGGAACTGACTGACATGTGGAAACAACGATTGCTCCGGGGCAGCGCCCCGTGGGCTGAACGTGCCGCGCTGCTGTGCAGTGTGGATGGCGAAGGCGGTGAGGGTGAAGGCGGCGGCGGCAGTGATCCCGACAAGGCGGTTGCGGCGCTCGCGAAGAAGAACACCGAACTGCTGAACGAGAAGAAGGCGCTCGCCGAAAAGCTGCGCTCGTTCGAGGTCGAGAAGACCGAACGCGAGAAGGCGCTTGCCGACGCCGAAGAGGCGACCGCCCGGCAAAAGGGCGACTGGGAGAAGATCGAGAACGGCTACAAGGAAAAGCTGTCGAAGATCGAAGGCGACGGCTACCTGTGGCGCTCGAAATACGAAGCCCTCGTGATCGACCGCGGGCTCGATGAGGCCCTGACCGGAGCCAAGGTCAATCCGGCGCTGGCGAAAGCTGCCGTTGCGCTGATCAAGGCAGAGCATGGCGTTGAACTGGACGACCAAGGCCGCGCGACCATCACTGGCAAGCCGCTGGCTGACTTCGTGGCCGAGTGGTCGAAGTCGGACACCGGCAAGGCGTTCGTCCTGAATGCGTCGTCTGGCGGTGGGGCAGGTGGCTCCGGCGCGGGTGGCGGCAATGGTGGCGGCGACGGGAACCCGTTCAAGCAGGGCGCGAGTTTCAACCGGACGGAGCAGGGCCGTCTGTTGAAAGCCGACCCGGCCAAGGCGCGCCGCCT